GGCTTTTGTTTTTCTGACCTACCCATCTAGAGTTGGGAGGCCGTCTAGCCAACCCCGAGCGTGTTTTGAAACATAGGCCCACGGGTTATTGGGTTCCTCTTGCTTAATGGCGAAGAGGACTTGGATGAGTGCGTTGCTCGAACCGCACCCCGAGTACTGGTAGAATTATTTAGTTCCTAACCATGTGAAGCGACCGGTAGGCTGGCAGCCCTGGCCCAGTTGGCTACCATGGATCGAGTGTAGACATCCTCCCTAGGTGTGGAGCATATGTCGAAATCTATCACCTGCTACAACTAAACCGCAAACCAAGACCGCTGTTGGGTCATCACAACAGAAATCTACCAAAATTCAAAGTCCCCAGAAAGCGAAAGGGGCTGGGAAGGACGCTAAAGTACAAGTCCATCCCAAGGAGCTAGCACGATTCGGAATTAAGGAGGCCTTGCCCCGTAAGGGTAAGGTAAACCGCCAATCTGTGATGCCCCGAAGTGAAATACCGCGAAGTCCTGTCATTAAAGGATTGAAGATGCCCAAAAGCAATTCAGCAGGTATACATGACCGTTTGAAGAAGAAGTCGCCTTGGTACGAGTCCCTTCGTGATCCACTTCATGGTGCAGATGTCAAGATACCAGACAGTACAGGTGTCGAGACCGGAACACTACAGTGTGTTCAAAGAGTAGCTATAACTACTAATGCTGCAGGTACCACCGCTGTTCGTTCGGCCTGTCTTTTGCCGAATTACAACGGTGGTGAAGTCAATAACTACAATGTTAGCGACCCGGACCTTAGCACTGCCTCAGATGTCGTTTGGGCATCTGCGCAGTATCCATTCAGCAGCACTAGTCCTCTCCAAACCTACGCTATTGGTGTTCGGGTGGTGAGCGCTGCACTTTATCTTCAATCTGAATCTTCTCTTTCAAACAATTCCGGTCTAATGACTTGCTTTTGTCGTCCTTATCCTGAAGATCTCACAACTGATGGCCCCATTAGTGACTATGCTAATTTATACAAATCAGCTGTGGTGCCCATCAACGCCAACGAGCCAGCAATGGTTCGATTTTATCCAGTCAAAGTAGAAGGAGGACAGTATGACATGTTCACCAATCCACTGATGGGCACTGGGTTCATTATTGCAGGCCAAGCTGGGAATCCTAGGTGGGAAATGGGAATTATTGTGTCTGGCGCTCCAGCTGGCACTCAATTCTTGGCGACGTTTGTCGTCAATTACGAATTCATCCCCGAGAAAAACGCTATCAACATCCTTGATGCCTCTCCGTCCCCAGTGGACGCTCAGGAGGTCGATCTTGTTGAGCTTTGGTCTCAAGACCTTGATGTTTCGACCATAACCACAAACAGTGTTCTTGCTAGAGCTCCTTCTTCTAGCACAGTTGAGGAACCAGGCTCACAGACTGGTTTCGGCATGTTCTTCGAGGTAATAAAAGAGTTGGCGCCTCTAGCTCTCTCCTTACTTTAAGGAGTTCTCTTGATAAATGGAAAGTTAGGTCAAGTTAATCACACTACTTCCCACGACTTTGTTCGTTAGTAGACCTCATGAGTCTTCGACTTGTAGTAAAGTCCTACTGCATTTGCTGTTGAACGCAGCTCTCGGCACCCCCCCCTTCGCGAAAGCACCATGAACGTAAGTCCTATAAGCATAATGACGGCCGCTTTAACAGCGGCCTTTTCCCGCCTATCACGCCAAGAAAGCTCTCTAATATCTAGAGCATACGACTTTTTGGACTCAAATTCTTTGTCTTTCCATAGTGACAATGTCACCCACCTCAGCTTCGCTTCCTTTACGGAAGCATTATCTACGTTAGTTTCAGGTCTCGGCAGTCAGTATAGGGCCGTTACCACCCCTTTCCTCTCTCGTTTAAGTCGATCTTATGTGGAGATCAACCATGATAGTATAGCTGACAGAAATCCCTTTGGTGTCATAACCTTGGGGTACAACAAGACCTTTAAAGAGATATTCTTTTCGAAGTTTTTGGAACTCAAAAAGTTCTTGATTTTCTTATTCTCCTTTTTGAAGAAAAACGTAATTTTTGTTACTGGAGCCTTCGCCTTAATGAAGTTAATCCTGTTCGTCCTCGTCCGAAAACCTGCGACGAATTACAAACAATTTTACCACCCTGGTCTTGACATCACCATTCGTCCAACTCGTGTCATTCCACCTTCCAACAACATCGTTGTGCCACCGATGGTCCAACCTCCGTATCCCACTGGTGTGCAACTGGATATCAATATGTATGATCCAAGTACTCATGAGCAGGCCCTAGCGCTCATAGAGGAATATTCTGATTTGACCCAACAGGCTAGGTTTTGCTCGGTCTGTGGTTATGTGCACGCTGACTGCACATGTCCTGCTGGCCCCCTCGCATCTTCTAGGAGAGATGCCAACATGAACATAAATCGTTTACTGGTTGTAACAAGACGACTCTCCCGCCTCCTCGTTGAAGACGAAGATAGGCAGTTCTTCACTGGTGAGAGTTTTGTATTTCCATTGGAACATGGCATTGAAGCAAAGCTGAGAAAGTACTTTTTCGGCAGATACCCTTCAATTGTTCTGACCGTGCGTGGCTCATTCCGCACTAATGACAACCGACCAACCAGTGAACGGCATATCAGCGTAGGGAACACCAGATACTGGGTGTTCTCTGTGTCCGCCACCCAAGCCATAGACACTTTGTTTTACACAGGCGTCGTTAGGATTCTTCCAGAAGTCTTTCCGAATTTTGACCTCCCCTGTAGAGACATTGTCGTATCAGAAGATCATACTAGGGTTTTGAGAAGGGGTAGTTTGAGCGAAGAGTTCACTAAGAATGTTAGGTCACACTTAGAGTGCTCTTTGTCCACCCCAATTGCTGACAACCATGTGCTGCATCATTGCAACACATTAAAGGATGCGTCCTTTTTGCTCCGAACTTTTCAGAGCAGGTCTGTTCAGCCCTATTCTTCTTTTTAGGTTGGCCAACCGGTAGGCTCTATATGGTAGGCTATAGGTGTGAAGAGTGGAGCCCAAGTCAAATCAAAAAGGCGTTTGTTTTGCCTCTTCGTTTTGACTTTTCGTTCCAGCTAGTATGTAAGCCGAACCCCAGTTTCGACACTGTGGTATCTACTACACTTCCCATCTATTTGTCAGAGGCGTCGTTACCCCGCCCAAACCATAAAGATTCTTTGTCCGTGTTGGCCGGAGCCTTCAAAAGATTAGCAGCGAAAGTGCCACCATGCAAATTTATTGTACAAAGGCGTATAATCAGATATATGAGGAAATACATCTATCCTCAGTTTAGGACTTTTTCAGAATTAGATGTTCCAGACACCCTAAGTTGGATTAACAATATAAATCATCCCGAAAAGAGGAAAGAGCAACTTAGAGAAGTGTATGTATCCTTAACCAAGAGTGGAATTTTCACACCACCTGAATATGGTTTTGGAGAAACCCATTGCGAATCATTCATCAAGGACGAGCCATATGAAGAGGAGAAGCCACTTAGGTGGATTAACTCCTCTCTTGATGTTATCAAAGTCGCGTTTGGACCTTACGCAGACACATGTATGCATCGTTTAGTTGAGCACCCTGCCTTCATTAAAACCATAGCAGTCTCAGAAAGGGCGAAAGCTATCTGGGACGACTTGGGGGGGTATGATGGCATTGCTCAATCATCAGATGCTACCGCAATGGAAGATCATTATGCAAACATGCCAGATGGTGACCCCAGATACAGGTTATCTAATGAGTTTATGATGTGGCTTGGCGGCCAGACAGTCGTCCAAGAACATCAACTACGAGCAGTTCGTTTCATGTTTCATTCAACACCCGGACTCACAAGTTTCCCACGTCGGCTAACTGGAGAAATTTGGGATTCCATCAAAGATAGTGTAACTATCGGGATGTTGTTTAAGCATGTCATGGACGGCTATAGAAAACTCAAAATGAGACATTTTGGTCATGTTTTAATTAATGCTATTTTGTGTTCTGGAGAGATGAACACCTCGTTCAAGAATGGATACAGCATGTTTACAATGTGCAATTTTGCCGCCTATGACCTATCTGGAGGTCAGGACAAAACCGTGAAATCTAAACATGAAGGAGATGATGCATTGTGTATATATAAGACTAAAGGCCCCTCAGAGGATTGGTGGCTAAGCAAAGGTTGGGTCGTTAAAGTAGAATTCAAAGGGAGAATCAATCAGGCTTCTTTCTGCGGTTTAGTTTTTGACCCTGTGGATTTGGTCAGCGTGCCTGATATTAGGAAAACACTGGCTAAGTTCGGGTGGGTCGGAAGACGTTACGTCCGTTCTTCACCAACCATGCTTATGTCACTTCTCCGATGTAAGGCTCTTTCAGTTGCATCAGAATATATTGACGTGCCAATTCTTGGCTCCTTCGCTAAGAGGATTCTCACTCTAACTGAAGGAGTCAAGGTGCGGCAGAGTATTGTCAATATGATGTCCGAGTATGAAAGAACTAGATACCAAACTTCTCTTGCAACTAAAAATTGGCAAAGACAACCTTCTGTTGGCTTTGGCACGAGGAATCTCGTGTTTGCTTTGCAAAACATCCCCGTTTCAGTGCAATTAGAGTTGGAGAAAAGATTTTCAAACATGCAATTGGGCGCCTTCTCCGCTCCGGAGTTAGACTTTTCTCCTGTTTGGATTAATAACATGTCTAGATGTTATTCACATTATCAAGTTCCATTTCTTGTGAACAAGAGGAGCAGAGACATTTTGATAGATATAATGGATGATAAATGTAAGACAGAACTTCATCCCTCTGCGTACCGCAAGGTGCGCAGAAGTTTCAATTTTCTCCGCCAAGGTTCCTGTTAGCTGCCCCCGGCCTCGAAATCCAGGTGAAAACTGGTGCCGCACGAGTGAAAGTTCCCACATCAGTGTGTGTGGTTTAGTAAAACAAATAAAAATAGTATTAGTTCTTTATTTTATTAGTGTTAGATTGGCCCCTAAATTCATGCGAAAGTGATGCCATTTAAGGTGTAAGTTCAACTGGTGCAAACCCCCATGTCGATGCCCT